CCACTGTTACTGCTAAAACTAGACAGTTAAAAGCAGAATACACAATGGAACTTGCTCAAGACTTAAAAGCAATCCACGGTTTAGACGCTGAGACTGAATTGGCTAACATCCTATCTGCTGAGATCCTTGCGGAAATCAACAGAGAAGTAGTAAGAACAATTTACGAAAAAGCTAAAAAAGGTGCAAACGTTAACACTACAACTTCAGGTACATTTGACTTAGATACTGATTCAAACGGTAGATGGTCTGTTGAGAAGTTCAAAGGTTTAATGTTCCAAGTTGAGAGAGACGCTAACGTAATCGCTCAAGAAACAAGACGAGGAAAAGGTAATATTATTATTTGTTCTTCTGATGTTGCTTCTGCATTACAAATGGCTGGTGTATTAGATTACGCTCCTGCTCTTAACAATTCACTAAACGTAGATGATACTGGTAATACTTTTGCTGGTACTCTAAACGGTAGATACAAAGTATACATTGACCCATATGCGTCAAACAATACTGCTGCTCAATACTACGTTGTGGGTTACAAAGGTACTTCACCTTATGACGCTGGTATGTTCTATTGCCCATACGTTCCACTACAAATGGTGAGAGCGGTTGGTGAGAGCACATTCCAACCAAAAATTGGTTTCAAAACTAGATATGGTTTAGTTAGAAACCCATTTGCGGAAAGTTCTGCTCAGACTACTGACACTGGAACTGACCAAGCAAACATCTATTACAGAATGGTTAAAGTAACTAACTTAATGTAATATATCGTTTCATAACGAAATTAAAGAGGGGGCTTTATCGCCCCCTTTTTTTATTATAAATACTATTATATGACTGATACAAATACTATTAATAGACAACCAAGTGGGGTGGGATTAGATTATGCTGATCCTACGAAGTTTAAGTTTCAAATAACAAAACTACCTAGAGTAGAATTTAATTCAATTCAGGCAAATATTCCAGGTATATCTCTTACAGAAATAACTCAACCAACTAGACTTATGTCTGTGAAAATACCCGGTAATGATTTAACATTTGAAGACTTATCTGTAACGTTTATTGTAGATGAAGACTTAACAAATTATCGTAGTGTACACGACTGGATGACTGGTCTTGCACAAGTAGATAGTGACGAAAAATATCAAGCATTAATTTCGTCAGGTTCAGATAGAATGCCTAGATCACAAAGTAGAGGTATTCAAACAGAATCAGGAAAAACATTTCCTGCAACACCTGATGGTGCTATATTTTCTGACGCTAAATTGATTGTATTATCAGCAAGAAATACACCACTTCTTGAATTGACATTTAAAGATACTTACCCAAAAAGTTTAAGTGCTTTAGAATATAATCAAAACGCAACAGACGTGGAATATCTACAAGCAACTGTGACACTAGGATACAAACTACACGAATACACGACCCCTTTTTAGTTTACTATATAATACAAAGGATTAAATAATGACACTTGATGAACTTCAGGCGAAAGCCGAAAAGGATTTGACAATTGATGATACTGAATTAGACCTAGAAAGTCTAAAGACACCGCAGCTTCATTCTCAATATCTTAAAACATACTCTACATATGCACTCATGCTTAAAAAAGCAGAGGGTGATTATTCTAAATTACATATAAAAAAATGGTTATTCTTTACAGGTAAAGCTGAACCACAAGAATATAAAGATAAAAACTTTGATCTCAAAGTATTACGTCAAGACGTTGACAAGTTTATTGACAGCGATGATGATATAATAAAGCAAAGACAAAAAGTAGAATATCTAAAACAAATATGTAATTATTGTGAACAAACACTTAAACAAATAAACAATCGCACATTTCAAATTAAAAATGCAATAGAATGGAAAAAATTTACCATGGGCAGCATGTAATGAGTAAAGAAGATTTAAAACGCATTGAGAAAAAAATAGATGATTTCAATAAAAAACTATACAAGCATATAAAAGATATATGGACAGTTTACGAACCTATTAAAAAAATATTAAAAGTGTTTACAAGATGAAACAAATAGAAAACTTTTTGTCTGAAAACTATTTCAAAGAAATACAAAATTTATTAATGTCTTCTAATTTTCCTTTTTATAGACAAGAGCATGTAGGCACAAAAGAAGATATAACATTAGGTAGTTTACTTACACACATGTTAATTGTTAAATATGAAAAAGTATCAGACCCTAAATTACATCATATGATTATGCAACCTATTATTAATAGATTAGGTGAAGAACATAGAATAATAAGAGTGATTAGATCAAAAGTTAATTTATATCCCTATCAAAATGAACCTTTCAAAAGTGCGTTTCATATAGATCAAAGCGCAAAACACAAAGTATTGTTACTATCAATCAATACAAATAATGGTTATACAGAATTTAACGATGGCACTATATTTAATGCTGTTGAGAATAATGCGATAATATTTGATGGCGACCTACCACACAGATCAGTTAGTCAAACTGATAATTCAGCAAAGATAAACATAAACATAAACTATGAGGTGTATAGATGATTTTTTGTATAGGTAATGGTGAAAGTCGAAAAGACTTTGATTTACATAGATTAAAACTTTTTGGTAAAATATACGGTTGTAATGGATTGTATAGAGACTTTACACCAGATGTGTTAGTTGCCATGGATTACAATATATGTCATGAAATATATCGTAGTGGTTATGCATTTGAACATCCTGTCTATTTAAAAGAATGGGAAAAGAACCCTGCTTCTCTATACGAAAAACTATTCTATTCAGAAACAGCAACTAAGTTTATAGGTAATGTTAACCCTAAAGAATATACAGATGAGTGGGTATGGAAAGATGAAAAGAAAAGTTTTTTTGTGTGTTGGGCAAATAATGTTGACATGCTTAGAAAGTTTAGAGAAGAAAATACAGAATGGCATGAAGATGATTTTAAGTTACATTTTGGTGAGGACCAAGAAGGATATAAGATAACATGGACAAAGAAAAAAGACAAAGTAATGGGACTGGGCAAGTACCAACAGGAGAAAACAAACGCAGGTGTCTTAATTGCAATGATGGCAGCAGATGTGGACAAAAAAATATATCTGATAGGTTACGATTATCATTCCAAGTCAAAACTAGTGAACAACATCTACAAGGGTTCAAAAGGGTATGTGGGGCCAAAGGCACAAGCAATTGATCCAGAAAATTGGATATATCATACTAAACGATTATTAAACAAATATGAAAAACATCAATTTATACATGTAGGTGATAATATAAAAGAATTAGATGAAAGAGATAATTGGACAAATATATCATATAAAGAATTAGATGAGAGAATTAACAGTAAGCAAGTATAACGAATCCTATATTAAATGTACTAGTGAAGATTTGGGATTACTTCAAGAGTTATCTGAATTTTTTACTTTTAAAGTACCGGGTGCTTCTTTCATGCCTAGTGTTAGAGCAAAAAGATGGGATGGTCAAATACGATTATTCTCAAAAGCAACAGGTAAACTATATTACGGACTACTTCCTTACGTTGAACATTTTATTGAAAATTCGGGGGGTACAATCATACGAGAAGGGTTCTCAAACCCTGCTAGCGTGTCTCTAAGCGAGGGTTTTTCCAAGTTTGCGAGCAAGATAATCAAGGATTCTATAAAAATACGAGATTATCAATTATCAGCGTTTTCTCATGCAATTAACAATAGACGAACAATATTACTATCACCTACGGCCTCAGGTAAGTCATTAATCATTTATTGTATTATTCGCTTACTTACTACATTAAATAAAAATTGTTTATTAGTTGTGCCAACCACATCACTGGTTGAACAAATGTATAAAGACTTTGAAGACTATGGTTGGCAAGCAGAAAAATTTGTACAAAGAAAATACTATGGTTATGAGATAGATGATAGTAAGCCTGTGGTTATATCTACATGGCAATCATTAGCAACTTTTGATAAAAAGTATTTTGAAAAGTTTGATTGTGTTGTAGGTGACGAAGCACATTTATATAAATCTAAAGAATTGCAAAAAATTATGGGTGCTTGTGTAAATGCAAAGTATCGTATAGGCACAACTGGTACGTTAGATGACAGTAAAGTACATAAATTAGTATTAGAGGGTTTGTTTGGTAGAGTACATAGTGTGACAACTACAAGAGAACTTATAGATAAAAAACAACTTGCAGATTTGAAAATACAATGTTTGGTTCTTAAATATCCAAAAGACGAATGTAAACATGTTAAGAAATTAAACTACCAAGAAGAAATGGACTATATAGTATCACACGAAAAAAGAAATAGGTTCATTCGTAATCTAACAAAAACCCGAACAGGCAACACATTAGTTTTGTTTCAATATGTAGAAAAGCATGGTAAGGTTTTATATGAACTTATAGGTGACACACTAGACCCACATACACGAAAATTGTTTTTTGTTTATGGTGGTACAGAAACTAAAGACAGAGAAACAGTAAGGAGTATTACAGAAAATGAAAACAATGCAATTATTGTGGCGAGTTACGGAACTTTTTCTACTGGTATTAATATTAGGAATCTTCACAATGTTATATTTGCCAGTCCTACCAAATCTAAAATACGAATTTTACAGTCTCTTGGTCGTGGGTTGCGTCTTGGTGACAATAAAGTTAAAGCAACTCTGTATGATATTGCTGATGACTTTTCTTACAAAGAACAAAAAAACTTTACCCTTAATCACTTTATGGAAAGAATAAACACTTATTCTGAACAAGAATTTGATTACGAACTAGATCATGTTGACATCACATAAATAGTATTATGACAGATAAAAAACCTAAAACAACTGAAATTAAAGTTCCACAACCTAGAATGATAATGTTATCAAATGGTCAACAAGTCATTGCTGGTGTTTACGTTACAGATGGTTCAGAATTTATAAGATTAAACGAACCTTACAAAGTAAGAATACATGAAAATGCCGTAGATAATGAAACATATTTTGTTGAGGAAAGAATGTCATTAACACCTTGGATGTTTCAAACAATAGATAAAATATACTCAATTCATAAAAGTCATATATTTTCTATTGGGGTGCCAAACAAAAACTTGACAGAATATTATAATAATGTTAGAATGGGATTATTTCCTACAGTAAAAAAAGAAATAGAACCCTTAATGACTAAACAACAACATGATAAGAGTTTTGAAAAAGCAATGGAAGAAATGTCAGATGAGGATTACTTCCAGACCCTGGAGTATCTTCAAGGTAAGATTAAAGCTAACTAAGTTAATACTCTATGCAAACCGGACATACCGGATTATATCAGGAAAGAAATTTTTGTCAAGGCAAAAAGACATAAAAAACCAAAATAATTTAATTATCAAAATCTTGTATATATCCCTTGACAATAACACTATATCCTGATATTATAGCTTACAAATTAGGAGTAATACTATGACAGTAAAACTAAAAAGAAAGAAGACAGAGCATTATGTAGATAATAAAGTCTTCAATGAAGAAATGAAAAAGTATCGTAAGAAAGTATTATCCGCAAGAAAGAGAAATAGAAAAGACCCACCAATCAATGATTACATAGGTGAGTGTTTTCTTAAAATTGCAAACCACTTATCTTACAGACCAAACTTTATAAACTACACATACAAAGAAGATATGATATCTGATGGTATTGAAAATTGCTTAACATATGTAGCAAACTTTGATCCAGAAAAATCTAATAATCCATTCGCATACTTTACACAAATAATATATTACGCATTTATAAGAAGAATACAAAAAGAAAAGAAACAAACAACAATTAAACAAAAACTAATACTTAAATCAGGACTAGACGAAATAGTTAGACAAGAAGGTGATAACGAAGAATATCAAAACTCATATGCTGACTTTTTAAGAAAGAATATGATTGTTGATGAAGAACCAGAAAAGAAAGTTAAACCTAAATTAGCAAAAAGAAAGAAAGTGTCTAAACTAGAATATTTTATGTAACTATGAAAATTGCTTTAATTAATGACACCCACTTTGGTGCCAGAAACGATAATCCAAATTACGCTAACTACTTTTATAAATTTTGGGAAGAGATATTTTTTCCATATCTAGAAGAACACAATATAAAAAATATTATTCACTTAGGTGATGTTTTAGATAGACGTAAATTTGTAAACTTTAAAACACTATCAGATTTTAATAATAGATTTGTACATCGCTTAAAAGATATACATGTTGATATCATTATTGGTAATCATGATACTTATTATAAAAACACAAATGAAATAAACGCACCACAAGAACTTATGGATTGGGGTAATGTATATTCAGAACCAACAGTAGTAGAACGAGGTGGCATGAAAATGTTATATGTGCCTTGGGTTACACCTGATAATGTTGAAAAAACAACAATGATGTTAGAACAAGAAAGTGCTGACATTGTATTAGGTCATTTAGAAATAAAAGGCTTTGAAATGTTTAATGGTGCTTATGCTGATTCAGGTCTTGAAAGAAAACTATTTCGTAGATTTGAAAAAGTATTATCAGGACACTTTCATAAAAAATCAGATGATGGTCAAATCTTTTACTTAGGTAGTCAGTATGAATTTATGTGGAATGATTACAATTGTAAAAAAGGTTTTCATATATTAGACACAGAAACAAGAGAACTGGAAAGAATAGTTAATCCTTTTACAATACACGAAAAAGTATATTATAATGATGAACTAAACGATTACAAAAACTTTGATTATGACAAATACAAAAACAAATACATTAAACTAATTGTAGAAAAGAAAAAAGATTATTATTTGTTTGATAAGTTTGTTGATGGTTTTTATAAAGAAACTAAAGTACATGATATAAAAATTATAGAAGACTATTCAGACTTAGACGCTTCAACGGTTGCTGACGATATTGCTGATAAAAGTGAAGATACACCTACATTGTTAGATAACTATATTGATGAATTAGAAACTGATCTAGAAAAAAGTAGATTAAAAAAATTAATGAAATCATTATATACTGAGGCAGGAGATTTAGAGATATGATAATATTTGAAAAAATAAGATGGAAAAACTTTCTATCCTCAGGTAACACTTTTTTAGAAACAAACTTAAATGATAATTCAACCACACTTATTGTAGGTCACAATGGTGCAGGTAAATCTACTATATTAGACGCTTTATGTTTTGCTTTGTTTAACAAACCTTTTAGAGAAATAAAAAAAGATCAATTAATAAACAGTATTAATCTTGGTGGCACAGAGGTTGAATTAGAATTTACTATATCATCTAATCATTATAGAATAAGACGAGGTATCAAACCTAATATATTTGAGATATATCTAAATGGTGAATTACTTAATCAAGACGCTACTATTGCAGATTATCAAAAACAATTAGAACAACAAATACTTAAATTTAACTATCGTAGTTTTACACAGGTAGTTATACTTGGTGCTTCTACCTTTGTACCATTCATGGAATTGAAGACAGCACACAGACGAGAAATTATAGAAGACATACTTGATATTAAAGTGTTTTCCGTAATGAGTATGCTGACTAAAATAAGAATAAAAGAAATGGATGAACAAGTAAAAGATATACTACGAGAAATAGATATAGTACAAAACAAGATTGATACACAAAAAGACTATATTGAAAAATTGAGTAATAGGTCAGATGTAGAAATACAAAGTGAAATAGAAAAGATAGAAACAAATAAAAACGCCATAGACAAATATAATACACACATACAAGGATTACAACACCAAATAGATAAACTAAGAGAAACAATTAAAGACAAAGATGGTGTATCAAGTAAAGTAGATAAACTTGGTAATTTTCAAGCACAGTTTCAAAGTAAATTAAAAGAATGTAACAAACATCAAAAGTTTTATGAAGACAATGATAACTGTCCTACATGCCAACAAGTATTATCTAATAAACAAATATTAATAGCAGATAATAACAAACAGTTAATGAAATGGAACCAAGCATTAGAAGATGTACAAAAAGAAATACAAATGCTATCTGGTAGATTATCAAAGATACAAAGTATTGAACAAGATATGCGAGCAACAGAAATTGATATCGCTAAGTTTGGTCAATCAAAAGTAGAGTTAAACAACATCAACACAAAACTAACACATAAGATTGAAGAACTAAAAAAACAATCTAGTGAAGATGGAGAAGCTTTAGGTAAACTTAATCAATTAGAAAGTGATTTGGGTGATAAAGAAAAAACTAAATTAATCAAAGTAGAAGAACTTGATTATCTACAAGCAGCCAAAACAATGTTAATGGATTCTGGTATCAAAACAAAAGTAATTAAACAATATCTACCAATTATTAATCAATTAATTAACAAATATTTAGCAAGTATGGATTTCTTTGTAAACTTTAAATTAGATGGTGAGTTCAAAGAAACAATACGATCTAGGTATAGAGACGAATTTACATATGCTTCGTTTAGTGAAGGTGAGAAGATGAGAATAAATCTTGCATTGTTATTTACTTGGCGTGCTATCGCAAAGATGAAAAATAGTATAAGTTGTAACCTTCTTATGTTAGATGAGATATTTGATAGTAGTCTTGATGGTCAAGGTACAGATGATTTCTTAAAGATATTAAATACATTAGAAAATGAGAACATCTTTATTATATCACACAAAACAGATATGATAGCAGATAGATTTAAAAATGTAATTAAGTATGAAAAAGTAGGTAATTTTACAAAGGTGGCAGAATGACAATACAAGAAACAAAATATGTTAAAATGACAATACAAGAAAAAATAGAACTATTAGCAATAACCGCTGAAGAATGTGGTGAACTGACCCAAGAGTGTATGAAGATTGTTCGATTTGGTCAAGATAATGATAATATTACAAAAGAGGCAGGGGATATTATGTGTATGATACAGTTATTAATAGAGAAGGGTTTGATAGATTATAAAGAGATTAACAAGAGAATTGTCGAAAAACGACAGAAATTAAAGACTTTTTCGACCTTGACAAATCTATAACAACCTGATATACTAACTCCATGTATTTACTAGAAGATGTATATAAGTCAGCAGACCGTAAACTATTTACTGTAATTTCAACATTTGCAGGTGGTGGTGGTTCTTCAACAGGTTATAAACTTGCAGGTGGTGATATACTTGCTGTTAACGAATTTGTTGAAAGTGCAATAGACACATACAAATCTAATTATCCTAACACACCCATATTACCTAATGACATAAAAGAATTAACAGGTCATGATTTACTCAAGGCCGCAGGTATACAACAAGGCGAACTAGACATATTAGACGGATCGCCACCATGTAGTGCTTTTAGTATTGCAGGTAAAAGAGAAAAAGGTTGGGATAAGACTAAAAAATATAGTGACGATAAACAAGTTGATAACATAGAAGATTTATTTTTTGAATTTATACGAGTTGCAAAAGATGTACAAGCAAAAGTAATCATTGGTGAAAACGTTGCTGGTATCACAATGGGTACAGCAAGAGAATACTTTAATCGTATAGTAAATGGTTTTGGTGATATAGGTTATGAGGCAGTAGGTAAAGTATTAAGTGCCGCAGACTATGGAACACCACAAGCAAGACAAAGATGTTTTTTTGTTGCAATACGAAATGATGTTATGGATGATATTGGTTTAAACTTTATGAATATGGAAAGTTTTATATATCCAGAACCTCATAGTAAAAAACCAACATTAAGAGAAGCAATAGAAGATATTGAAAACGATCCTGAGGAAGAACAAATGCTTTTAGATTTTGTGCAAGGTAGTTTTCAAAAGAAGTGGATTGAGTTATTACCATTCTCTCCACCTAAACATAGAAAACCAAGTGATCCAGAATTTATAAAGATTAATCCAAAACAATCTATGTTTAATATGATACGACCAGCACCAGACTTACCTTGCCCTACATTAACACAAGCAGGTCAAAAGAAAGGTCTATCTGGTGTGTTTCATTATAATAGTAATCGTAAGTTAACAGTTAAGGAGTTAAAAAGAGTTATGGGATTACCTGATGATTTTAAATTACAAGGTGACTTTGATCAACAGGCAGAAAGAGTTGGTCGTATGGTTGCACCATTAATGATGAAAGAATTATCTGGTAATATTTACAAAAATATATTATGTCAATTAAACAAATAATAAAAAGAGTTATTGATACACAATCAAAACAAGATGAAGTTGCTGTACTTTTATCTGGTGGTGTAGATAGTTTGAGTGTAGCATTTGCCGCTCATGAGTTAGGAAAGAAAGTACATGCATATTCTTTTCATTTAGATACAGGTTCTAGTTATGATAGTGACAAGGCCGCAGAGGTATCACAGATATTCAAATGGCCACTTACAACAAAAGTTGTGCCAACAGATAATTTAGAAGAAGACTTTTTTAAACTAGCAAAAGAATATGATTGTAAAAAGAAAACCCATTTTGAGTGTGTGTTTCCTTTTATGTATTTGTATCCAGAAATACAACAAGAAGAAGTATTGAGTGGTTGGGCTGCTGATGGTTACTATGGTATATCTAAAAGAGCCATACTACATTATACTAAAGGTAAAACAAAAGAAAAATTTGATGAATTTAGAAATGATTATTTTTTACCAACTAAGAGTGCAGGTTATATGTGGCATAAGATAGTTGCAGATAAACATAATAAAAAATTTATTACACCATATCTATCTAAAGCAGTAAGAGATTTCTTTTATAGTAAAGATTGGTATGAATTAAATGAACCATTCCAGAAACATCATGTTGTAAATGACTTTGAACAATTTAAAAAGTTTAATTTTAAAAAACATATTAATTTACAATTAGGCGCAGGAATAGATAAACGTTTTGAAACGTTGCTAAATAATAGTAAGATAAATCCAAACAACAGATATAAGTCAGTAAGTGGCATATGTCAGTATTGGGGAAAGGCAGTATGACTAAATTTACATTCGCACAATCAAAAGAAGGTTTTGATAAACACATTGAAAACTCCGTAAGGGGTTATACTAATTTGTGGAATGACATAGTAGGTATGTCAAAGTATTTTGTTGAAGATGACACCAATGTTATTGACGTAGGTTGTAGTTCAGGTAAAATGCTTAAAGCAATGATAACACAAAATAATGAACATGTACCAAATGCAAAATATATTGGTATAGAAATCGAAGAAGATTTTTCAGAAGGTCATGGTCAAGATGTAATGTCAGATAAATGGAACAATCTAGCATATGAAAATATAGACGCTAGACTATATCCATTTAGTAATGCGAGTTTAGTAACCTCTATATTTACATTACAATTCATGCCCCCTAAAGATAGAGCAAGAACAATTAAAAACATATATGAGGGATTAAATGATGGTGGTGCTTTTATATTCTCAGAAAAAGGTTTTAGTTGTAATCCTAAAATACAAGATATGATGACCTTTATGTATTATGACTATAAAAGACAACATTTTACAGATAAAGAGATTTTAGACAAAGAGGTACAATTAAGACATATGATGAAACCCAACACAAAAACAGAAATGTTTGATATGTGTTATGACGCAGGTTTCAAAGATTTACATGTATTTTGGCAAAATTTCAATTTTTATGGGGTTATTGCCCTAAAATAAGGGGTGAACAAAAGGGGAACAAATTGGGCATATATGTCGCACCCTAGATAAACCCTTGAAAAACAACGATTTTTTCTTTAAATTAATTTGGTTTTTTCCTTGCAAATCTGCTAAAGACCTGATAGCATAAGAGAATAATAAAGGTTACATTATGAAAACAGTATCA